ATAGCAACTGAAATCATCCGACCAAGTTCTCTACCTTGTTCTTCATCTCCTTCAACAGAAGAACCAGAAGCATCTACATTTACAACAATATTTGTCGAACCACCTAATTCATGGTTTGGAATGATAGTACCTGCTCTATCTGGAACAAATAATTCAGCACCTCTTTCTCCTACTAATGAAGGTCTACCAACAGGAGGTCTGCCACCATTTGCAAAATTATCAATCGTAACTCCACCTGCTGCTCCCCGATTAAATCCTTCAAAAACATCAGTAGGATTTCCTAAAGTAAACATATTACTAAATAATCCTAAAAATGATTTCTGTACTTGTAGAGCAAGAAGTCGTGCAGCAGTATCTAAGAAGTAATCAGCAATTCTATTTAACATACTTCTAAACGCATCAGAAACACTCATAGTTCCTTTAATAATGCCTTTAAATGAATCTTCAAAACCAATTTTAATCTGATTACTTAAATCTAAAACTCCTCTCATTGGATTTAACAGTTTTTCAATTTCCTCTGCTGGTGCTTTAAATTCTGCTAAAAATTGTAATTTTTCATTGTTCTCATCAATTATTTTAAAAAATTCAGTGATTTTACTTTTTAGTTCTGCATAATCATCTCTATCTTCATCAGTTAAAAATTTAAAGAAATCTTCTTTTAATTTTTTCATTCCACCTAACTGTTCTAACTTTGCTAAAGCTGATTCAGTTAAAGATGTAGTAAAAAATTGTTCATTAACGCTACTGTAGCTACTCTCTCTTCTAAGTAATAAACCTCTAGGATCTCCAGGATCATTTTCACGCATACTATTAACAAAATCTTCAAAAAGAGTAGGATTTCTAATTAATGTATTTACTCTTCCCATTTCAAGTGGCACTTTTCTTCGTGAATCTCTTATTGATTTGTTTGCATCTAATATTTTATTTAAAAATTTAAGTTCAACATCTAAGGCATCATTTGTTTTTAATTGATTTAATAATTCTATTGATGCTTCTTCTCCAATGACACTTCTTCCATTTACTATTGCTTTTATTAATGAATCAGTATCTTTTAAGCCAGAAACTAATTCAAGATTTTCTTTAGTTCCAAATGCTTGTTCTAATGTTCTAGCACCTTCTCCACCAAATCTAACTGGATCAAATGATTTTAACCTTTCTAATGCCTCTTCTGGCTTAATTCTTAATTCTTTTGCAAGAGCTTTTACTTGTTGTCTTGTAATTAATGAAGTTGATCCTGTAGCTAATATAGAATCATTTAATTGTTTAACCTCTTTTCTAAATGCTTTTACTTTTTCAACTTGCGAAACAATAGCTGTAGCAAGAATAGAAGCAGCAAAACCTCCTCCTGGAGCTAATGCACCACCTAAACCTCCAGCAATACCTCCAGCGACAGCAGAAGCACCTCCACCACCAAATAATAATGGAAAACCACCACCAATAAAAGCACTTCCAACACCACCTCTTAATCTTCCCATTGCACCACCTCTCATGGCAAAAGGAGCATTTTCTATGGCATTTCTTCCAAATCCTAATCTGTTAAATAAGTTAGGTCTTTGAGAAGCTAAAGAATCAAAATTAGCAGCAGCAGCTTGTTGAGTTAATATCGTTGCCATCCTGCCAGTATTTTTAGCAGTTTTATTTGAATCTCTTTCTAGTTTTCTAAAAGTAGAATCAGCACCAAATCTTTCTTCAACTGATTTACTAAAACTAGCAAAACCAGAACCAGCCCTAGCTGTTCTACTTGCTTGAACATTTTGACCTTGAATCGTACTTGTTACTCTTTCTTGTCTTAATTTGTTTAATAATCTTTCTCTTTTTCTTAATTCATTATTATATTTAGCTTCTACATCAACTAATTGTTTTGCTGCATCATTATATTTTTTTGTGCCAATAGCTGCTTTATCAAAATTATTTTTAACTTGTTTTACAAGTTTATTTAAAGTTACAAAAGAATTAGGTAGCGTTTTACTTTGTTTATTAGCAAGTTTATTAAGAGTGGTTATCTCTTTAGATAACTGAGTTACATTTCTTCTTACATCTTTTAATTGTTTTGCACCTTTTACAGCTAAAGCAATATCAACATTATAATTAGCCACTTGCTATAAAAATTAAAACATTTTCTCTATATTACCTCTTTTTACCTCGTAAAGCACTAGATCGTTGAGCTTGTTCTTGTTGTTTTTTCATTTCTTCATGTTCTATTTCTGAATATGCAGCCCAACCTATCATTTCTTCGATAGTTAAAGTTTCACATAATTCAGCTACAGTTTTATGTAATTCTTTTGCTAAAGAAAATAAAAACTGCCAATCTTTATTAGCTTTTCAAATCGGCTTTAGCCTCTTTTACCTCCTTATCAGCACCAGCATTAATCATAGCTATTTGTATTTCTTCAAGAACAGAAACCTCAACCTCTCTTCTAAGAGATGCTTTATCTCCATCTTGAAAAATTTTTTTACCATCTACATCTAATGCTTTTTCAATCATCATTTGTAAAGCATAATCATTTACGTCATCTGATGACTTTTTCTGTATTGCTTCTCGTTCTGCAATAGTTAATGGATGCCAATAAACAGTAAGAATAATTTCATCATCTTGTTTTACATCATGTTTGTAAAGTTGAGAAACTCCAAACTTGTTTCTCAAAAGATCAACTGCTCTAGTCATGTTAATGTATAGCTATTATCATTATACTAAGCGTTGGCAGTAAATTGACAAGATATTAAGCCTAGAAAATGTGAAGAATCATCTCGTTCAATCGGTGTAACTCCAACAACATCAAGAACTCTTGGAGTACAACTAAATGTATCAGTATAATTAGAAGCATTAACAGAAGTTAGTCCATCAATAACTGCCTCTCCTAATGCAGATAAAGTTGCACTTCCTTTTCCTCTCGGAACATAAATATTACATTGAATAACACCAGAATAAAAATCCTGTGATGCACCTTGAGTCTGCGTTGT